AATATTTCTTATATCAAGGCTATCTTTAGGAGATTTACAAATTCTAACATTATAAGAAATAGCATTCCAAAAATGGAATACTACATATCTAAAACCGTCGGGAGCATCATATTGGAAAAGTATGTTCGTTCCAATATTTGATAATTTAGCAATGTTAGAATAGTAACTATCTTTTATAATTATTTTTACTAATTCATCTTGATTTTTTCCTAGAATATAATTCACTATATCATTGAATTCTTTTTGAAAACTTTCAATACCATTGATATAACAATACCATTCATAAGCTATTTTTGCAACACTATGTAAAGCATAAAAGCCAATAAAATCATCAGATTTAATAGTCTTTTGCTCTTTTATTGTTCCTACATCGACAGTTTCAATATTACTTGCGATTTTATTTAGTTTACCTTTCTCTGAAAATAAGACTTTATCTCCGTTATCATTAAAACCAGATACAACTTTTTTAGGATTAAACAAAGATTCTCTGTCACTAAGTTTTACATCATATAATTTTTTGCCATTTATTTCTAAGTCAGCTTTGTATTGAATTGCTTTTCCACTACGAGTACTAAGTCCCAGTTTGTTTCTAAAAAAGGCTAAATCTGATACAAATCTTTTTTCATAATTATCATTAGTAAAAGCATTATGTCTTTTGCACACAAAAGATTTAGTTAATTTAGCACCAGTAATAGCATAAGTGATAATATCAGATGTTGTTAAGTTATTGTCGGCATTACAGTATATACATCTCATTGCATATCTCCATTTCAATATCAGTTATTTTATAACAATTCTATCAAATATTAAGATATGTTTCAATATTTAATTAAATGGAAAATTTAAATGCAAATTTTGTGAATTGTCTTGAGTATCTTCTCCTGCTCTTTCTCATCAACACCAATGCTTTCGAGGGCCTCTCGTGTGCCACAGTCGGGGCAGATAACGGTTAAATTGTCTGCCCTTGAAACTGCACCGTGTCCGGAATAAACCCCGCCACAACGGGGACAGGTGCGTAACTGAACAAGGTTATCGGTCATTTTCGTACAGCTCCTTTGACTTGTGATAGGCATTGAGAAGTATCTGCTTGTCAAAGTAAAAGGTATCGTAACCTTCAAGGCAGGTGTTGAGGTAGAAAAGGCTTGGTACAGCGATTTGCCTTTCCTCGTGCATAATGTAGGCGAAGGCGGTAACCGTTCTGCGATTGCCTGTTCTGACGCCCTTGTATTGCACCTTGATATCCTTCTTGTAGTAGAAGGTCGGATATCCCTCATAGCGGTCAAGTGCTTTTTCATCGGTCTTATCGACCTCCCAAATTACCACAGGCACAATGGCGTTTTCTTTTTTCTCAATGGTAAGGTACGAACCCGACTTGCTCCCTTTGAAAAGCAACTCCCAGCCTTTCAGCTTTGCCGTACCGAGAATTTTTGCGTTCGGACATCTCGTTTTCATCTGCCTTACATTCAGGTTACTTCCGTAGGCTATGTATAACCTTTTCATAAAATCAATCCTTTCCGAAGATATGTTCTTCTACCACCTTAAGACCGCCAAAGCGGTCAGTGGGGCATTTAACCTAATCACTTCAAGCAACTCTGCCGTTCCTAAAAGCCGTGTCGCCCGAAAGTCTGCTTGTGAACACATCTCTCGCTGTCTTGAACTCGTCACCGATAAAGCCAAGTCGCAAAAGCCAAGTTCTCATTGCGTATTTTGGATTTTCTGTTTGCTGAGGTTTTGCACTTGCCGACTTAACTTCCTTTGCCATTTGGCTGAGTGCCAAACAAAGCTGAATGTAGCTTTTAAGCTGTCCTGCGTGAAGTCCGTTCTGTTTGCCGTTTGCAGGCCTGTCAAATTGGAAAAGTCTGAATTCAACCGTTCCCTTTGTAAAGGTTGCGTGTAGATTTAACATATGGTATCTACTTCCATTGTAATGGTGACTTCTGCCGTAGTTTTCATCGTGGCTCTTGTACCATACATCGGCAAGTTGTGACATCGTTTCAGGCTTAGTTCTGTTGACCTGTTCCAAAAAGCGTGGATCTACCGTTTTGCAGTATCTTCTTATTCTCACCTCGTCAAGGTTTAAGGCGTCAATCAAAAGCTGTTCGTGGCTTGCCATAATGTTTGCAAGGTTTCTGAGTGTCTTTGCCGTGTGGCCTTTTGCACCGATGTGAATGTGTACTCCGCAACCTCTTGTTGAGTCGCTCTTTGCACCCGCTTTTCTTAATATCCTTACAAGCTCCTGCAAGGTTTCAATGTCTGAATAGTTTAAAATTGGTGTGACCATTTCGCATTTCTCACTGTCAATTCCTGCAATGCTAACATCTTTTTGGAATTTCCACTCTCTGCCTTGCTCGTCCCAAGCCGAGTATGTGCAGTAGCCGTTGCGGTCTGCTGTGTTTTTGTATCGACCTGTTCCGAAAAATTGTGAGGCAAGCTTTGCAGCCTTGCTCCTTGAAATACTGTTCATTTCAATCTCAACACCGATTGTCTGCTTTTTCATTTCCTCAATCTGTCTTGCTGTCTTTGTATTCATAATGTCCTCCGTTGCTTTAGGCTTTTCTTTGCCTTTTGGTGACTGTATATTACCGTCATTACGGAGTAATAGCAATACGATTACTACACAAAGATACACTCGATATATTGTGTATTTATGAGATGAATATTCTATATATAGAAATGACGAGTATGAAAAATCTCACTGACAATCTTATCATCAGTGAGATATGTATTTATTTTTCATTATCACAGATAATTTTTGCCGTGTGCAGTTTGCGTACTTTGTCAATTCCATAAATTACACTAAGACCGCTTCCGTTATCCCAGTTAACAAGCAGACTGCCTGTATCATCAATACTTTTTACAGTACCTTTTGTACCTAGGGGTGGTGCTTGAAAGTCATCCATGCTTACAAGCTCAACTCTTGTGCCGACAGGATATTCTTTTCTTAATTTTTCAACCGTTTCTTTGTTTGGAAATTTCATAAATATTATCTCCTTGATTTAGTAATATATATATCACTCTGAAAGGGTGAAAAATCAAGATACGAAAATCGAGAACAATTAGGAGATTTTTTCATCTTCTTGTGTAGAACTGACAATGCGTGAAAGTACAAAAACAACACAGGGGAGAGCTACACCGTTGCCCCACATTTTGTATTCAGCAGAATCAGTATGAGGATTTTTAAGCCACTTGATTATCTGCTTGTCAGTTTTAGGCTTTTTGCCGTTGATTTCAGCGTATGTGTTAAAAACGTTTCTCCAGAAATCAATTTCCTCATCGGTAGTTTTTTCAGTTTCAAGACCACTGCACCACCAATCTGGAAAGCCTTGAAGTCTTGCACATTCTGTCGGCGTTAATCTTCGTACTATGTAAAGGGGTTCTTCACTTACAGTTGGCGGATCTTTGAAATCTGATGCAACAAGAGTATTCGCTATGTTTTTCTCTGCAATTGTGTGATATGAGTTTTTACTGGTTGAATACACTGAGTGTGCAACAGCACCCGGACCTCTTGCAACCATTGTGGGCTGTAGTTCGGATTCAACCACGAAATTATACTTTGCGTTTACACCTTGATTGAAAGCTGACCTGTCGATACCGTAAGATACAGCATGTCTGTCCGTGGCATTGAGCGTAAAACTGACATCTTCGTTTACACCGTTTCCCTGTGGTCCATTTTCGTCTTTTCTGCCAATCATTGAACCTTGAATACTTACTACTGCGACTCCGCCTTGATTTGAATCGGGCGAGTTTCCGCCTGTATCAATCGTTCTAGCTGTTGTTGTAGGATAGCAATTATATCTTGCATTTTTTGTCCCTTCAGAAGTGAATCTGACATCAAAACATTTTGAATTTTCAATTACGAAAGGTTGGTTGTTTCCGCCTGTGCCATATGTAGAAAGAACGGTGGGTGCTTTTTCAATTGGCCCTGTATATCGTGTGTCTTGACTATGATTTTCAAACATCACTGCTCCGGGTACTGTGCCGGCACGAAGTGTAGGGGAGATTTCCTTTTCATAGCCTATACTTCGACTTTTAGCTGAATGTTCTGTGCAGAAACCGGCTGAATCAATAACGCAAGGCGGGTGATGTGCCTCAGCACGAAGTGTGCAAGTCACATCTTCGGTAATATCCATTCTGTTACCGCCTTGGTCATTCAAAACTACTCCATTTCTGCCTGTAGACATTCCGCAGTTTGCACCGATTGTAGAAGATACATTGCCCGTCAGTTTTGCATTGTATCCGTCAAAGCCTGTTGCTCCAATGCAATTCTTAACATCTGTGGTAGTTGTTTTCCTCTGGCTGACGCTCTGCGTAAGATTCCCAGACAAGCTTTCTGACTCAAATAGTATTTTGTCGGCACATTCGCCTGCAAAATCTGCGACAAGGTAGATTCTCTTTCTTCGTTGGGGCACTCCCCAGTATTGAGCATCAAGGACTCTCCAACAAACGGAAAACGCATCTCCCATGATTTCCCCTGAGTTAGTCCATTTTCCACTTTTAGGTTTAGAAACAGATAGTCTTTCATCTTTGATTTTGCAGATTTCTTCGAGGACTGTCCTAAAGTCCTCACCTTTGTTTGACGAGAATGCTCCGGGGACATTTTCCCACACAATGAATCTGGGATATTTTCCATTTGTTTTACACCTCATTTCCTTGATTATTCGTATAGCCTCGTAAAAAAGGTTGCTTCTTGTACCGCATAATCCTTCTCGTTTACCCGCAATGCTCATATCCTGACAGGGACTTCCGAAGGTGATGATGTCAACAGGGGAGAGAGTTGCTCCGCTTAATTTTGATACATCACCAAAATGTTTCATTTCAGGTATTCGCTTGGTTGTTACACGAACAGGAAAAGGCTCAATTTCCGATGCCCACAAAGGAGTAACACCGCAAATCAAGCCTCCGAGCGGAAACCCGCCACTGCCGTCAAACAGACTGCCGAGGGTCAGCTTTCTATTCATTTTCAACCTCTGCTTTCTTAACGAGTTCAGAGTATGAAACCTTTTTGCCGTTACGGACAACAAATACATTTTCAGAAGTACCAACCTGTTCAATGTAACGCTTTACAATTACATCGCAATATTTCTCATCAAGTTCAATGGTATGGCAAATACGATTTGTCTGTTCACAGGCGATAAGGGTACTGCCACTTCCACCGAATGGGTCAAGTACGATACAATTGCTCATACTTGAATTTTTAATTGGATATGCGATGAGGGGGACAGGTTTCATTGTCGGATGGTCACCGTTTTTCTTCGGCTTATCAAACTCCCATATTGTGGTCTGTTTTCTGTCTGAATACCACCGGTGCTTTCCGTTTTTCTTCCAACCAAACAGACAGGGTTCATGCTGCCACTGATACGGACTTCTTCCGAGAACAAGACTCTGCTTTTTCCAAATACAAGTACCTGAAAGATAAAAGTCTGCGTCAGCAAATGCCTTTCTGAAATTTAAACCTTCTGTATCTGCGTGGAAAACATAGATACTTGCATCATCAGCCATAGCATTTTTCATACAAGAGAATGCATCGAAAAGAAACTGATAGAACTTATCACTTTCAAGATTATCATTCTTAATTTTCCCCGCACTGCCTTCGTAGTTTACATTGTACGGCGGGTCTGTAACAACGAGATTTGCTTTCTTGTCATTCATTAGAATCGTGTAGGACTCTTCTTTAGTACTGTCACCGCAAAGTAGTCTGTGATTTCCAAGTAACCAGAGGTCACCGTTTTTTGTGATTGTAGGATTTTTGAGTTCTTCTTCAACATCAAAATCATCTTCTTTTGCGTCATCGGCAGTATCAAAAAATCCCGCAAGCTCGGTTTCGTCAAATCCGGTCAGGTTCAAATCAAAATCAGCACCTTGCAGTGATTCAATTTCCACCTTCAAAAGTTCCTCGTCCCAGTCGGCATCAAGGGCCATTCTGTTGTCGGCAAGTATGTATGCTTTCTTTTGTGCATCGGTAAGGTAGTCTACAAATACACAAGGCACTTTATCAATGCCCTCTTCTTTTGATGCCATAATTCTGCCGTGACCGGCAATGACATTATAATCTCTGTCAATTATTACGGGGTTGATAAAGCCAAATTCTCTGATTGATGCTCTCAGCTTGTTGATTTGCTCCTTTGAATGTGTCCTTGCGTTATTCACATACGGAATCAGCTTGTCTATGTCAACAAGGTTCATCTCCGATACTCTATTCATATTGCATTTTCCTTTCCTCCATCAAAACACAAAAGCCTTTCTTTGCTCCTGCTATGTCACCGTGAAGTGCCCGTCCTCTCAAGGTTAAAAGTTCCTGCCTTTTCAGCCTGTGTTTATATCTTTTAAGTGTTTTTAAAAATTGTGCCAATTCGTTCTGTTCGTTCATCATTTTATCTTCCTTCTGAGCAAAAGCTCCATAGTATCGTTCGGGTTATCCTCAAACGGAACCGTGCAGTTTTGCTTTACAATATCGTAAATCTCATACCATATGAGGTTTGCACTTTTCTGATACTGCTGACTCATCTGTACGAATGGAGATGAGATTACTCCGCCCGTGGTCGGGTGCTTTCCAAGCAAACCGTAGGTGCTCGTTGCCTCCTCACACTGAATGTATCTTGCAAATGCCTGAGCATACGCTTCAATCAATCTCGGATTGACAAGCCGTTCACAACCACGCTCTTTAAGCCACAACCAAGTTTCCTTGTATATCTCATCTGCTCCGAGAGGCACTCCGTTCTTCTGTTTTGCCGAAAGATAGTCTGCCGGTTTTGGCATATCCGTGCCTTCAACAACCGCTCCTTCGGGCAGGTCAACCGCCTCAAGTTCCGCACTCGTAAGCACGGGTATATCGTTTTTCATTAGCCGAACAGCCTGACCTTTTTGCAATTTTTCCGCAACGGACATTGGCTTGTCACCGGCCCGAACTCGTCTGCCACCTCTGTTTGTACCGTCCTTTGCCATATAAAATCACCTTCTTTCACAATTTTTAATACCCCGTTTGAACTGCCGTTTTTGTGTGTGACACCCTCCGCCGTTGTCCGCTATACGCTTCGCAGAGATTTTGATACCCCCTACCCATATTGGTGGTAATCAACAAAAATTCAAGATAATTTTTATCTGTCTCCAAGGTCGTGGTGGATTTTGTTGTGGCAGGACTGGCAAAGGCTCATTAGATTATCTGTACTATGTGTACCGCCTTTTGAGAGCGGGATGATATGGTGAACCTCCTCGGCAGGTGTTGTTTTTCCCTGTTTGAGGCACTGCTCACACAACGGATGTGCCTGCACATAGCGGTCACGAATTTTTTTCCACGCTCTGCCGTACTTCTTGTTGACATCAACCGCTCGTGTGAATCGGTTGTACTGCTTTGCAATCAGCCTTTGATGTTTCTCACAATACCGCCAGTTTGTAAGTTTTGGACAGTTTGGATATGCACAACCCTGCTTTGGTTTATGTGGCATAAACTCCTCCTTTTTGGCATAAGAAAAGCCCTGCAAATTTCTCTGCAAGGCTTTCAAAGTCTATTTCACTGTTTATATTATAGCAGATGTCCATACTGTAATTCTATGGAATTTACTGTCAACTTTCAGGAATTTCAAAAATTTTTAAGGCTTTATTTCTCATCTTGAACACATTGTCAATACTGCAATTCATCTTAACCGCAATTTCCTCCCAGGTTTTAAAGCATAAATATCGCAGTTCAAGAAGTATCTGATATTCAGGCTTTTTAACCATTTTTATTGTCCTCACAATATCACGCTTTAAATCCACAAGCCTGTCTATGTCTCTGTTGATTTCTTCCTGCAAATCAACAATCTTTACAACAGTATCTTCTAAACGGGAGTTACTGATGCTTTGACTTTTCGGCATATCCGATAATGTGGATGTGCATTTTGTTGCAAGAAGATTGAGTGCTTTCAGCTGTTCAATCTTTGAGTCTATTCTCTTGTCAAGGTGATATGCCTGACTTAAATATTCCTTTGATGTCATTTTAGAAAACCTCCCAAATCCGCCTTAACAGCGTCTATCAAATCTGACTGTGTTTTATCTTTCCTTTGCAGTGCTTTTAAAATCTGCTCATCAATAGTGCCTTTTGCGATTATGTGCTGAATTACAACGGTGTTTTTCTGGCCTTGTCTGTAAAGCCTTGCATTTGTCTGCTGATACAGTTCTAAGCTCCAGGTTAAGCCGAACCACACAAGTGTTGAACCACCGCTTTGAAGATTAAGTCCGTGTCCGGCACTTGCAGGGTGAATGAGTGCAACGGGAATTTTTCCATCGTTCCAATCGGAAATATCCTCACTTGTTTTGATTTCACGAACAGAAAACCTGCTCTTTATCCGTTCCAAATCGTGTCTGTACCAATATGCAATAAGCAGAGGCTTTCCGTTCATACTCTCTATGATGTCCTCAAGTGCTTCAAGCTTTCGGTCGTGAATTTCAACTATATTCTGCTCGTCATCGTAAATTGCACCGTTTGAAAGCTGGCATAGCTTGTTTGAAAGGGAGGCGGCATTAGATGCGGTAATTTCTCCGTCAGTGATTTCAAGAACCAAGCTTTTCTTCATTTCATCGTACTGATTCTTTTCGCTGTTGGAGAGTTCAACAACATAGTTGCTTGTTAAAAGCTCAGGCATTTTCAGATATTCATTTGCTTTCATAGAAACCGTGATGTCTGATATTTTTTCGTAGATGGCATTCTCGGCATTTGGCAGAGGCTTATATGAATACACAATCGGACCATTCATCTTGTCGGGCTTGAAATATGTGTTCCTGTACTGCCCGATAAAATATCCGAGCCGTTTACCCATATCAAGAATTTTAAATTCAGCGAACAAATCCATAAGTCCGTTTGATGAGGGAGTACCTGTCAGACCGACAATTCTCTTTACAAGCGGTCGCACCTTCATAAGACTTTTGAAACGCTTTGACTGATGATTTTTAAACGAACTGAGCTCGTCAATAACAACCATATCAAAGTCAAATTTATATCCGCTTTTATTCACAAGCCAGTCAACATTTTCTCGGTTGATTATGTAGATGTCAGCTTTTTCATTGAGTGCTGAAAGTCGTTCATTTTCATTGCCTACTATAAGTGAATAAGTGAGAGTGCTTAAATGCTCCCACTTTTTTATCTCATCAGTCCATGTGTTTTTTGCAACCCTGAGCGGTGCGATTACAAGCACCTTGCACACCTCAAAGCTGTCAAAAAGGAGATTGCGAATTGCAGTCAATGTAATTGAGGTCTTGCCAAGTCCCATATCAATCAGCAGTGCTGAAATCGGATGAGTTTCAATATATCTGATTGCATATTCCTGATAGCTATGTGGCTTGTATTTCATCAATCATTCCTCCAATCTGCTCTACATCGTCAATCACATAAACCTTGAATCCCAATTGTTTCAGCATCTTATGCCGTGCAAGCTGGAGTGCTCTCGGCTTTTTGCCGTTAGCTTTCAGTTCCACCATGCCAAAATGACCGTTTGGTAAAAATATCAATCTGTCAGGCATACCGTTAAATGAGGGACATACCCATTTCAGACAGATACCTCCATCTATCTTCACTTTTTTTACTAATATTCTTTCAATTTCACTTTCACGCATTTTTTTACCTCAATTCAAGGTGTGACAGGGTACGACTGTCATTTCCTATACTTATATA